GGAATGCAGAGATATCAGGTAATACTAAAACCATTGGTAAATTAAATAAAATTATTGACGGTCTACAAAGTGAGATAGAAAATCAAATAGAGTCAAGTGGAGATTTATCTGACGCAAATGCAGAACTAGAAGAGATGCGTAAGAACAAAGAGAAACTACAAGACACCAAATATAAATTGAACGAACAATTTTCTTATCATCAAGTAAGTAGTGAACTACTAAGAGACTCGGGTATCAAGTCTAAAATTATTAAACAGTATTTACCCGTGATAAATAATCTGACCAATCAGTATTTACAAACACTAGACTTTTATGTTCACTTTGACTTAGACGAAAGTTTTATAGAAACAATTCGTTCCCGACATCGTGACGCATTTACTTATGACTCATTCTCAGAAGGAGAAAAACAAAGAATTGATTTATCATTATTATTCACTTGGAGACAAATCGCTAAGATGAAAAATAGTGTCGCAACTAATCTTCTAATCCTAGACGAAACATTTGACTCGTCTTTAGATATGGAAGGGGTTGACAATTTAATGAAGATACTGTATACTTTGCAAGAAGATACGAATGTCTTTGTTATTTCCCATAAGGGAGAACTTGAAGACGCATCTTTCTCAAGAAAGATTGAATTCGTCAAAGAGAAAAACTTTAGTAAAATTAAATAGGAGTATATAATGGAACTAAGTGAACAGACGATAGGTGTATTAAGAAACTATGCATCTATCAACCCGAACATAGTAGTAGAAACGGGTAATAAATTAAAAACTATTTCTGTTGCAAGAAATGTTTTGTCTTCTTCTACTATCACAGAAACCTTTCCGAAAGAGTTTGGTATCTATGATTTAGGTGAATTTCTAAATGTGATATCTCTAGTAGATAAACCACATTTGACTTTTGAAGATGACTATGTGACAGTTGGAGACTCTACGGGTCGTTCCGCAGTCAAGTATTATTATTCTGACCCTGATATGTTAACATCGTCAGGTAAGGAAGTACAAATGCCTGAGTCGGAAGTTAACTTCTCACTAGATAGTGATACCCTAAATAAAATCAGAAGGGCTGCAAGTGCATTAGGACATTCTGAATTATCTATCGCAAACACACAAGGTGCGGTTAGACTTTCAATTGTTGATAGTGCGAATGCAACTTCTAATGTGTTTAGTATTGATGTTGAAGGAAGTTATCCCGAAGGTGCAGAGTTCAACTTCATTATGAATGTAAATAATTTAAAAATTGTTGATGAAGACTTTCATGTTATGATATCAAGTAAACTTATATCTCACTTCACAAGTAAACAAAGTGACATAGAGTATTACATTGCATTAGAGAAATCATCAACTTATAAGTAAGGAGTATATAATGGCAAAACCAGTACCCGAACAAAGAGACCACTCGCAAATCTATGAAGTATCAAATAGAGTTGCAAGGTCTACAGTTGCAGTAATTGACACTGTAGTTCAAAGAGGTGGATTTAAAGGAGAAGAGTTGACTACTATTGGTCAGTTAAGAGACCAAGCAACTCAGATTATTCAGATATGTGAAACTTTCCAATCTGAACAATCAAAGGTTGACAATAAGAGTTAAACCTGATATACTTCCTTTTAATTTTTGACAGAGGTGTAAAAGCCTCTGTCACTTTGAACTTTATATATTATGACACAAGATTTATTCTTATGGGTCGAGAAGTATAGACCCAAAACTGTCGAACAGACAATACTTCAAACAGAACTAAAACAAACATTTCAAAAGATTGTAGACTCGGGTGAGATACCGAATATGTTATTCACGGGAACTGCGGGACTCGGGAAGACTACAGTTGCAAAAGCAATATGTGAACAACTTGAACTTGACTACATTGTAATCAATGGTAGTGAAGAAGGTAATATCGATACTCTTCGTGGTAAGATAAAACAGTTTGCATCTACAATATCTTTGCAAGGTGGATACAAAGTAGTTATCCTTGATGAAGCAGACTATCTAAATCCACAATCAACTCAACCCGCATTACGTGGGTTCATAGAAGAGTTTAGTCAGAACTGTAGATTTATTCTGACTTGTAATTTTAAGAACCGTATAATTGAACCACTACATTCTCGTTGTGGTGTCTATGAGTTTAATACTACTAAGAAGACACTCGCACAACTATGTGGTCAGTTCATGAAAAGACTACAGACTATTCTCAAGGACGAAGGTGTAGAATATAAAGAAGAAGTGATTGCAGAAGTAATCAGTAAGTATGCACCCGATTGGAGAAGATGTCTAAACGAATGTCAAAGGAATGCGATTGGTGGTACAATCAACATGGACATTCTAGTAAACAAAGAAGACTCGTTTGATGATTTATATTCCGCATTGAAACAAAAGAACTTTAAACAAATGAGAACGTGGGTAGTAAACAATATTGATGTAGACCCAGTTGCAATCATTCGTGGGGTATACGATACTATGTATGAGAAAGTACAACCCGAGAGTATTCCACAATTAGTTTTGATACTTGCAGACTATCAGTATAAGAATAGTTTCGTTGCAGACCATGAACTAAATATGGTTGCATGTCTAACCGAAGTGATGGCGAATGTTAATTTTAGATAGTTTTGAAATAAAAAATTCAGATAAGATTGAAAAACTTATTATGGAAAATGCACATGCAGACAAAACAAGAACTTCTGCATTAATTGATTTACATAACTATGGAAAAATATATCAACCTTATTATGAAAAATCTGCAAACGAAACAGAAATACCATTTCTTTGGACTACAATGCAATATGATATACATACAAATATAAAAAGATTTATAAAAGAAGATTTTGATATTGTTGACTTATGGGCTATGACCTTTGAGAATGGAGAAGGGGTCACACCACATGACCACACTTACGGTACAATTCCAGATATGCAAACAAGAAAAATAGATTATACTGCAGTTTACTATTTAAAAACTGAACAAGATTGTGCAGAAATATTTTTTCCAGATGAAGGCTTAAGACTACAACCTAAAGTTAATCAGTTTATAATGTTTGATGCAACCATAAGACATGGAGTAGAACCTTCTATAAGTAGTAAAGTAGATAGAATTTCTATCTCAATGGACATAGTAAAGAAATGAACCCATTTGAATTTTTAAACGCAATTAACTATACCAAGAAAGATTTAATGGTAGACCCAGAGAATGAGAAACATTATAACTCATTTGTAATCAATAGGTCACTATCATACTTTCCTGATACCGTTGCAATTGCAAATGAGATGAACAAGTATCATCATCTAGATAGTCGTCTACAATTCTCATTTCTTATAAATATTATTAGAAAGAGAAAAAGGTTTAGTAAATGGATTAAACCTGAAATAGAAGATGATGTTGAAGTGGTAAAGAAGTATTATGGATATAGTAATGAAAAGTCAAGACAAATACTCCCACTACTTAGTCCACAACAAATAGATATCATTAGGAAAAAGGTGAGTAAAGGTGGAAGAAAATAATATAGTAAGTTGGACTCCCGCAAACATGTTGGAAGTGACACTTGCAGAACCAGATGATTTTTTAAAAGTAAGAGAAACCCTAACACGTATCGGTGTTGCATCTCGTAAAGAAAACAAGTTATTTCAATCGTGTCATATACTACATAAACAAGGAAGATACTTTATAGTACACTTCAAAGAATTGTTTATGTTAGACGGAAAGAAATCTAATCTAGAACAATCAGATATAGAAAGAAGAAATACAATCGCAACTCTATTGAGTGATTGGGGATTAGTAGAAATACAGAACACGGAACAAGCAAAGGAATGCAGTTCCTTAAAACAAATAAAAATAATACCATTCAAAGAAAAGAACGAATGGGAATTATGTCCAAAATATAACATAGGAAACAAATGATAGATAAGAATATACTAATAAATTTTAGTCCACTCATTGCAGTTTTCTTTTTTAGTTTAATTGTTTCAGGTTGTTCGATGATGACTGGAATACCATTGACTGATAAGAAATGGGGTGCGGGTAAAGATACTAATATATGTTTTTTTAATAACAAGGGAAATCCTATTTGCGAGAAAAGACTCAACGGAACTATCTTATGTGGTAAGACAGAAGTTGGTCAAGAGATTTGCGTAGATATGACTCCCGCAACTATATACTAATATGCCAGTAAAATATAAACCAAGTGAAGTAAAAATTAATAGACAAACTAAAGTAAAGTCTATCCAACATTATTATATGAAACAATTGTCTCAAGAAGAATTGTTTAAGATGTTGAACGCAGAGAATACAAAACCTAAACTTAAACAAAAGATTAGAAACGAATTATCTAGACGGGGTGTCAGAATAGTAAAGAGTAGTAAACAAGCTGGTGTTTGTTGAAATCTGAAAATTCGTCCCCATATATATAATATAGAGAGAATGCTCGGGTGAGGTTCTCCATAAACTTGCTAATATAGGAGTAGATATGACTACAATAGAAGCGTTTGGACAATTCCGTCCATTTACCGTAGGGTTTGATACTATCTTTGATAAACTATCAGATGCTGCGATACCACACAGTGGCAAAATCAATATCCCATATAACATTGTTAAATCAAAAAACGAAAGTGGAGATGACATCTGGTTCATCGAAATGGCAGTTGCTGGTTATAATAAAAAACACATTGATATTGAACTCAAAGAAAATAATCTGACGATTACTTGTTCTAAAAAAGACGAGACTCCGCCAGAAGATGCAGTTGAGTTTGTTCACAAAGGGATTGCAGAAAGAAACTTTTACAAAACTTTTGCACTTGCAGAACACGTAAAAGTAAACGGTGCAGAAATAGTTGACGGTATTCTGGTAATTGAATTATTCAGAAAAATTCCTGAGAAGGAAAAACCTAAAACTATAAAAATCAAATAACTTTTATTTGTGGTCAAGGGGTAGAAATATCCCTTGACTTTTTTTGATTAATACTATATAATATGCAACAATGGATTTTTATACAAATGTTTCCCGTTTCGGAAACAACTTACTTTACATAGGATACAAAGGTGGTCAGAGAATTCAAAGAAGAATTCCATTCAAACCAACCTTGTATGTTTCTACACCCAAACCTAAATCTGGTTGGAGAACTTTATTTGACGAACCCGTAGACCCGATAGAGTTTGACTCTATGCGTGATGCAAAAGATTTTGAGAAAAAATATCAAGGAGTAGAAACTTTTAATATCTACGGAATGAATGATTTTGTATCGCAGTTTATTGCACAAAAATATCCTGACGAAATAAAATTTGACCGTGATACTATTTCAGTCACAAGTTTTGATATCGAAGTACAATCCGATGAAGGTTTCCCCGAACCAAAATATGCAGACTATCCTATTACTGCAATCACTACCAAGAATAACAAAGAGAATGTTTATCGCACGTGGGGTTGTGGAGATTATAATCCCGCAGAGAATGTTCTCTATACTAAATGTCAGAATGAAGCTGCACTCTTACATAAGTTCCTAGATTATTGGAAACAAAATTATCCTGACATTGTCACGGGTTGGAATAGTATTAGTTTTGATATGGTTTATATTGTCAACCGTTTGCGTAAGATGTATGGAGAAGATAAGATAAAAGAACTATCGCCTTGGGGTCATGTCAATGAAGATAAGGGAACGGATTACTTTGGTAATG